TTCAGAGCAGCATTGACGTTGAGGGTATGGTCCGCAACGACCTGGCTCGAGTGATTGCACTGGAAATCGACCGCGCTGCTATCTACGGCACCGGCTCCTCCAACCAGCCTCTCGGCCTGACCAACGTGAGCGGCATTGGCTCTGAGACCCTGACCGGAACCGGCACTTTCGCCGAGTTCATTGCGATGGAGACCGACGTTGCTGCAGCTAACGCTGACGCTGGCGCTCTGCGTTACATCGTGAACGCAACCACCCGTGGCGGCCTGAAGGGCACCAAGAAGGATGCCGGTAGCGGCGAATTCGTGTTCGCGGATGGTGAGATCAACGGCTATCCCGCGATCGTCTCCAACCAACTGGCCAACAACGATGCGTTGTTCGGTGACTTCTCCATGTTCATCATGGGCATGTGGTCTGGCCTGGATCTGACTGTGGATCCTTACGCTGGCGCTACTGCTGGCACCGTTCGCGTGATTGCACTGCAGGATGTGGACTTCGGTGTCAAGCAGCCTGGTGCCTTCTGCTTCGCTACCTGATTCTCATGAGAATTGAGATCACACGCAATGTGATGATCAACGGGGAGCCTGTAAAAGCAGGCTCCTTTGTTGAAGTCGAGCTAAACATTGCGAATTTGCTGATTGGCAGCGACAAGGCAAAGGTTGCTCCTAAAGAGGAGCCGAAGCCAAAGCCGAAGCTGGAGATCCAGCAGAAGCCTGTCAAGTCAGAACCAAAGCTTGCTGCTCGACGCGGGCGACCGAAAACCGATTCTGGTGAAGACTGATGGCAATTCTTTCTGTGGGGCTTGAAAAGCTTTCCCACTTTGCTCTGGCTCCTACTGCACAGCGCACTGCAAACTTGGACGGCACCGCTGTTGACCTTGTTGACTACGAGGGTGACATCGTTGTGATTCTTGACGTTGAGAACGGTGGAACCTCCACCCTTGACGTGAAGATTCAGTCTGCAGACACCTCCGGTGGTACGTACTCTGATGTTTCTGGTGCTGCGTTCACTCAAGTGAGCACAACGGCCAGCAAGCAGACCTTGGTTTTCGCTAAGGGTGATGCTAAGCGCTACATCAAGGCCGTTTCGACCACTTCTACTTCAACCCACACCTATAGCATTAACGCTTTTGGTGCTCTGAAGTACGCCTGATAACGATATGCGCCCGGTAATCCGGGCGCTTTTTCTGATGGCATTCACTGAAGATCTAAGCGTATTTTTGAACACTGCTGACTTTGCAGTGGAGGTTACCGCTGGTGCAGTGTCTGGTCTGGGCATTTTGGATATGCCTTCAGAAATCATTGCCGATGGCGTAGTGCTGACGACTGACTACAAGCTGACGTGTGAAGCGTCAAAATTTGGCAACTTGCTGCATAGCGACTCTGTTGTGGTTGGCGGCGTTAATTACACTGTTAGAAGCACGTCACTCGTCGATGACGGCGCCTTTTGTGAAATCATGTTGATGAAGGACTGATGGTTGTTGAAATTGGCTACTTCGCGGACAACTCCAAGAACATTCATTTCTGGGATCCGGTTACAGCCGACGGGGCAACTCCTTCGGTAAAAGTTGCTGGAGTTAATTTTACATTTTGCGACAAAATTACAGGCACAAGCATTACGGTTGTGCATCAAGGATCTTTTAACGACTCCGACTGGTTTGACTTGGAGTCCCATTCTCACACCGGGAATGGAGTTGATCGTCATACTTATTCAAACACTCCAGTCCTTTACGTTAGAAGTGTTGTCTCCGGCATTGGCGGCGGAGAATCGTACACCGGCGCTGTGATGTGTGACTGATGGCTACTAAGCGCGAGCAAATCCTGGCCCAGATCGCGTCAACGCTTGCCAGCACAGCTGGTGTTGGCGGGAGGGTGTATCGATCGCGTGTTACTGCGGCGGCTAGGGCCGAGAGCCCAATGATCGTGATCGAGCCTGTCAATGACACATCGCAGCAGATTACGTCCCTGCCAAAGCTTGACTGGACGATGCGTGTTCGTGTCGTAGTAGTGGTTCGCTCTGTGAACGCTTATACGGATGCAGACCCGGTGATCGAATCGATGCACTCAAAGATTATGTATGACCTAACCCTGGGCGGCTATGCGATTGACGTGCAACCTGTTTTGACGACATTTGAGTTTTTGGATGCAGATCAACCTGCTGGTGTTTTTTCCAATGAATACGATGTCAAATATCGCACCACAGTTGCTGACCTGACTACTGATTAGGATTAAGCAAACGCAGGTTCTACCATGAATGACGAGTACAGCGGTCAAGGTGGGTCGTATCTTCTCGATCCAGAAACCGGAAAACGCACTCTGATCAAGCGCACACTTCCCGCCGAACCCCAACAAGACAATGGCACTTCTTCTTCGGAAACGACTGATTCTGATCGAGACGGAATCGACTTACGGGACCGACCCGACTCCAGACGGAGCGGACGCGGTTTTGGTGAGGGATCTGAACATCACTCCTCAGCAGAGTGATACTGTCTCTCGCGATCTGATCCGTCCTTATTTGGGTGCGTCTGAGATCCTTCTTGCTAACACTCGCGTTGAATGCACTTTCAGTGTTGAGCTTGCTGGCTCAGGCACTGCTGGCACTGCGCCCCAGTATGGCAAGGCTCTTCAGGCTTGCGGACTGAGCGAAACGGTTGTTGCGGCTACTAGCGTTACTTACGCGCCTGTCAGCAGCAACTTTGACAGTGTCACCATTCACTACAACATTGATGGTGTCCGTCACAAGGTGACTGGTGCTCGCGGAACTTTCACTCTCAATGCAAATGTGGGTGAGATTCCAACGATTGATTTCACCTTCACTGGCATCTATAACGCTCCTGACGATTCAGCGCTGCCTACCGCAACTTATGCGAACCAGGCAACACCGTTGATCTTCAAGAATGGCAACACCGACACTTTCTCGCTGCTGTCCTATTCCGGCTGCCTTCAGTCTGTGAGCATGGATCTGGGCAACTCGATCGTGTATCGCGAGCTTATTGGTTGCGACAAGGAAGTGCTTATCACCGATCGCAGCGCTAATGGCACTGTTGTGGTCGAGGCTCCTACTATTGCGCAGAAGGATTACTTTGCTGCTGCTCTGACCGACGGAACTCTGGGCAACCTGACCTTCCAGCACGGCACCGCTGCTGGTAACATTGTTGATTTCAGCTCGACTCGGGTTGACATTGGCGACGTGTCCTACAGCGATCAGGATGGCATTGCGATGCTGAATATGCCCTACACGGCGATTCCATCAACTGCGGGCAACGATGAGTTCAGCTTGATCTATACTTGATCCAAGGCGAGTGGGGAGCGAAGGGTCGCATTGCGGCCCTTTTTTTATTGCTGTATAGTTTGCTGGAGTCTATTTTGCCTCATGGCTTTTATTCGCAAAAAGGTTAAGACCTTCAAGTGGCCTGTAACTGTTGAAGAGCCTACTGATGGCGGTGTATTTGAAGAGTCTAAGTTTGACGCAATTTTCAAGCGCGTGCCTCGTTCTGAGTTCCAGAAGCTTGCAGACAAAGGTGACCTTGAGCTATTGAAAGCTGTTTTGACTGGCTGGGAGGGTATTGAGGATGAGGATGGCAAAGCTGTGCCGTTTTCGCAGGTAACTATGAAAGAGTTTGCTGATGATCCTTATTGGATTCGCGGTGTACTGAAGGCTTATACCGAAACCTTCGAGGGTGCTCGTCTGGGAAACTGAAGTCTGCCGTCGAGTACTGGGCGAAAGGCGGCAAGAAGGTAGAAGACAAAAGTGCTGATGACGCTGCTGCATTCGGATTAAAGCCGCAGCGTCAGGCCGCTCCAGAGGAGGAGCATTGTGAAGTATGGGAAGAAAACTGGGAATCATTGATGATGTTCCTGCGTATGCAAACGCAATGGAACGTCACAATGGGTGGCTACGTCGGCTTGAAGTATGAGGTGCTACTTGGTGCCGGTGGCTTGATGTCCCTTTATGATGTAGATAATCCACGCGGCTTGCTAGAGGACATCCAAGTGATGGAAGCAACCGCGCTCGCAGAACTGAACAAGAAAGATGGCTAAAACTGTTCAGCCTATTGCTATTGAGCTTGGCATCAAGGGCGGTGAAAAGCTTGGAGCGCTGAATAGATCATTCCGCGATTTATCGAAGCAGGTAAAGTTTTCAGATGCCGATATTATTCAGACTACGAAGGATGTAGCCAAGTTTGCTCAAGAGGCTGGTAATAGCGAAGGGACGATAAAGGGGCAGATCAAGGCTTTTGAGGGGCTGCGTGAGCAGGCCACGATGGGCGGGAAAGCTTACACCGCACTGACGCAAGAAATCTCAGAGCTTAAGTCAACCGTTCGTGGATCCTCTGATGCTGTTGAGCGTGAAAGGTCAAACCTTGTAAAGCTGGGGTCTGCCTCGAAGAACAGCGCGAAAGATTTGCAATATGTGATTGCTCAGCTTGAAAAATTGAAATCAAAAGTAAGAGAAGATTCCGCTGCGTTCTTGCAACTTGGCAAGGATATTAAAAATC